GATTGTTGACGTAAAGTCTAGAGTATCTACTAAAATATTTTCTGAGTCTACTGTTGATATGATTGGTAAGGGTATTCTGAATATCTATGGTGGTCTTGCTGACTTTGCTGACAGAACCACCAAAGGCAAACCATCTAAATTATCTTCGGATAATTCTATAATATCTATTAATGAGGAAAGAAACAAATGAAATTCGGTAACATTTTTGTAGGAAAAAGGTTGTTTGTTGGTTGGGGTAAACCAGAAGCACTTGGTAAAGGAGAGACTGAGATAAGAGGAGCTTCATACTTGGAAGGACCATTACAAGTGGGTAAAGATGATGCTTTTAGTAATGTATCTGCCACTGTAATGATAGGTCCTGAGAATAATACAGATGTTGAGAGTCATCCCTCTGATTCTTTAGTGGTTGAAGGACATCAAACTATTAATAATGGAAATCTTCATACAAGTAATCTACTAGGTTGCACTGGACAAGCATGTTCATTTACAGGTAGCACTATTAATGTTCAAGGATGGAAAGGATTTGATATTAAGCATCCCAATAAAGATAAGCATAGACTTAGGCATGTATGTGTAGAGGGACCTGAGGCTGCCATCTATCATAGAGGAAGAGTGTGTAATGGTAAGAATGTAATTGATTTACCTGATTATTGGAGGGGTTTAATTGATTATGAGACTCTTACTGTTCAACTTACTGCTATTCATTCTCACCAGAATGTTATAGTAAAAAGAATATCACCTATTGAAGGGAAAATTTATCTTCAAGCGCAAGGTGGTATGCCAGTAGATTGTTTCTACCATATAATGGCTGCTAGAGTTGATGGAGAGCCTTTAATAGTAGAGTATGAAGGTGAAAGTCCTGCTGATTATCCAGGAGATCCAACACAGTTCTCTATTTCAGGTTATGATTATGGAAGAGGAGTTAATAATGACTGATGATTTATTATCCAAGTGTGTCATAGACACCAGTAAAAGGACAGTGTATTTGTATTCAGATGGTGGAGACAAGAAGACTGTTGCTTGCGATACAGTTGATGAGTTTATGAACGTGCTTAACTTTGTACGTGATATGGTTGAGGAAGAGAGGGTATTTTATTCAGACCCTCTCTGAGGGAAATTCAACTTTTTATTCCAAAATCGGGGCAAAAAAATCTCCAGGTATTTTTTGCCCTATTAGTTTTTTTCGGATTCTCTTTCTTGTTCTAATTCACGCTTGAGTTCGTCTTTCATTCTTGCACGTGCTGCTGTTGCTTGTTTTCTTTCTGCTTCTTGATCGCGCATTTTTTGCTGTCTTTTCTTTTCCTTCTCCATATTACCAGCTACTATATCACGGTATGAAATCGCTTTTTTCTTACGGTCTTCTATTTGCTTTTTTTGCTTAGCTTGAAGTTCTTTTCTTCTTTGCTCTAAGTCTTCTTGTAGGTCAGAATATGATTTCATTTTATGAGCAATTTTTAAATATTTAGTTGAATATATATGTGATGATAAATAATCTTAACGGATAACGAATTAGTAAAAATGGGTCTTTCCAGATTAGATAATTTCCTTAAATCAGTTCGTGGTAGTGTCATTTATGTTGACCCTGGCAGTCTTGATGCTACTGATAGCATTGAGAACCAAGGTAACTCACTAACTAGACCTTTTAAGACTATTCAGAGAGCATTAGTAGAAGCTTCTAGATTCTCTTATCAGAAGGGATTGGATAATGATAGATTTGCTAAAACTACTATAGTATTATATCCAGGTGAGCATGTTATTGATAATAGACCAGGTTGGATACCTATTGGTTCTAACAACTATAGATTAAGAAGTGGAGAGACATCTAGTAATTTTGGTTCATGGGACTTAACTACTAACTTTGACCTTACATCTACTACTAACGATCTTTATAAACTCAATAGTATCTACGGTGGTGTAATTATCCCACGTGGTGTTTCTTTGGTTGCGATGGATCTTAGAAAAACTAAGATACGTCCAAAATATGTTCCAAACCCAGAAAACACTAATATTGAAAGATCTGCTGTTTTCAGAGTAACTGGTGGATGCTATTTTTGGCAATTTACTATTTTAGATGCAGATCCCAACGGATTGTGTTTTAAGGATTATACAACAAATACCTATGTTCCTAATTTCTCTCATAAT